TTTTAGCTTTTTCAATTTCTCCTTTTTGTTGAAGAAGATTAGCAGCTTTAATTCTTGCATTTACAGGTTTAAATAATGTTCTAAAGTCAGTTATTGGTTCTGCATTTCTATCTGGATTTTTTATAAAAATTGCTTTTATTACAGGGTATTCTGATAACATTTTTTTTCTATTTTTTGATCTATCTATAACACCTGCAGCATCTAGTAATGAATCTGATAAAGCTAATATATAACCACCTATTCCACCAGACCAACCTCTCCAAGCATTTTCTAAAACTAATGGACTAGACCATTTTGAAAAATCATCACCATTAATTTTTCTAATTAATCCAGCTATTAATTTTGTTGTTTCGGAAGTAAAATCTGTAAATTGATATTCAGATGGTATGCCTTCTAATCCCATGGGAATAATAGGTCTGTCAAAAAAGAAACTTCTATTATTTTCAGCTTCCCAAAAAGGTTTTAAAAAATCAGGTACAGGAACTACACCTTTAAATAATTGAACTAATGTTGCATCTCCAAATTTTTCTAAAGCCTTAGGATCTTTATCGTAAAAATAATCTAAAAATCTTTCTGCACCAGTTCCAAATATTAACCCTAATTCAAATGGTTTAGCTATTGGATAATATGTACCATTAATTCTAATGTTCCAAAATAAATCTTTTCTCCATTGAGGTAAACTTTGATAATCTGGATCATTATGATTAGCAAACCATAGTGCTACAGATGGTGCTGTTATATACATAAAATTTTTTGCTAAAGTTTGAGCTGGTCTTTCTTTAAATGCTTTTGCAGTTTGATTTAAACCTTGTATTCTTGCATTAAAAAAAGCAGATAATTGATTTAACCCATTAATTGAATGACCCATTCTTTTATAATCTATTGGGTTATCTCTAGTTTCAACTGCTGCTTTTTTAAGAGCTTGAGTGTTGTCTAATCCTTTTTTTAAATTTCTATCAAGAGCCAACTTATAAACACCCATTCTATTAATTTTTTCAGAAAATTCTATATATACTCTAAAATATTCTGGAAGATTTTTAATAAGATTTATTGGATTTGTTTTAGTTAAATGTGATTTTACTGTTTTATTAAAATATGTTCTATCCAAAGTAATTATGGAATTTTGTAATGCTTCAGATTTTAAATATTTTTCATGGACAGATTCTAAACCAAATACTTTTCTTAATGGTTTTATAGCCATTGATAAACCTACTACAGTTTGGGTAAAAGGTGGATACCATCCTTTACTTTGTATAGATCCACCAAAAGCATCTCTTGGTATATTGTTATACATAAACTCTGCAGCACCTGTTGCTCCAAGTCTTAATGTTTTTGATGGTAAAGATAAAAAATTAGCAACAATTTCAAATGTTCCTTTGTCAAAAACTTTAGTAGGTCTAGCAAATGTTTCTCCTACTTCCCAAACTTCTCTTTTACCATTTCTGTAAACAACAATCTCTGTATCTTTTAATATTCCAGATTCTTTTCTAAATACTGAAAATCCATCAGCTACAGATGATTTTAAACTAGCAGGATTATCAACTATGCTTTCTAATTCTTTAGGTGTAATTTTAGTTTCTTTAGTTCTTTTTTCTGATAATTGAACTTCGGGAAAAAAATTTTTATCTTTTTTTCTTCCTTTTTCAATCATTTCTATAAATGAAACATTGGCTTCATTTCTTTTTGCAATAGTAATAAATGTATAAATATTATTGTATATGCTTTCAAATGGATCTATTATTTTTCTTTTACTTCCTTTAAAATATTTTAATGGGTTTCTTACAGTTGTAGAAAAATTACCCTGTCCACTTTCTTCAAGAAAATCTCTAAAAAATGGAACAAAATCTTTATTAGCTTTTAATGCAGCTTGATAAACTTCCTTAGATATTACACCAGCGTCTAATAAATATTTAAGAGAAAATTCTGATACTTTAACAATTTCTCTAAATGGTTCTTCAAATTTAGAATTTTCTTTAACAAATTGTTTAGCGGCTTTTATATCTACACCTGTTTGAAATCCTTGTGATGATTTTTCTATTGCTCTTTTTGCTATAGCATATCTTTTAAAATCTTTATAAATAGCTTCTGTATTAATTTTATATTTTGTAAATACACTTCTAAGAGAAGGTCCTATAATATTTCCTGTTTTAAAATCCAATGCTCCTTTTTCTATAAAGGCTTCTATAGTTCCTCTAACTCCATTTAATAATTGAAAATTCTCATAAGGACCTACTTTAGTTTCATATTCAATTCCTAATTTTCTTGCTTTTATTTCTGCTCTTTTAAAAACATGGTTTTTATCTAAAAGATTATAAAATAAATCATCTACAAAATTTTTCATTTCAAATATTTTTTTAGGTGGTGGATCTTTAGCAATACTTTCGTCTAGTTTGTTTCTTACTTCATCTAAAGGTTTGTCAACTTTATCTATTTGATCTTTGCTTGCTTTATCTAGTTTTAATTCAAGTTTTTTTATTTTTAATAAATTTTCTTCTAATTTTTTATTAGTTCTATCTGATAATTTTTTTTCAACTACACGAGTTACTTCAGTAAAAGTTATATTTGGATTTTTTTTTCTTTCTTCTTTAAATGTTTTTTTAAAAAATGGTGATAAAGTATTTCCATCTTTTTTATTTTTTTCTCTTTCTGTCTTATAAATTTCTTTATTTTTATTTTTTAATTCAGTTATTTTTTCTTGTGTTTTTAAATTTTCTTTTATAGTTAATAAATCTTTATCCATTTTTTCAAAAGCAATATCAGCATCTCTTTTAATTGTTTCTAATGTTACTTTTTCTGGAACAATATCTCTATAGGCTCTTGGTATTTCTATGTTTTTTGAATTAATATCTTCTATTATAGTTCTGTCTTTAATTGCATTGTCTATAATATCTATAGGTTTTTTACCTGTTTTAGCTACAATATTGTCTATTTTTTTTTTAGACGCATTAATATTAAAAGGTGCAAATAATAAATTTGTTATTGCAAAATCTTCAAGGGTAGGCAATTCATCACCCATTGCCACTCCAACCGCTGTGTAAGCCGTAGATTGTGCTAATGTTGATCCTACAATATTATTAGTAAAAGGTTTTATAAAAGGTAATCCAGGAATTTTATAAGCAGCATATAACTGTGCACCAGTTTTTGCTCCCTCACTTAACCCCTCTTCTATAAATATATCCCACCATTCTGCAAAATTTTTTACCTCTCCTCTTTTTAAAGCTTCTGTATAAATACCTTGAACTGCACCAGCTGAAAATCCACCACCAAACATTCCCCCACCAGCACCAGTAAAACCTCCAACTAATGCACCTGGTATAAATGTTGGTAGTTCGGCAACTAAACCTACAGCACCTTCTGTTAATTTTTCTAAAAATCCTGTACCATCTGGTACTGGTGCATCAACCTCATAACCTAATCCTCCACCGCTATGATATTTAATAATTTTATTTAATCCAGCGTTTCCTAAGGCTTTTTTCATATAAGGTTTAAATTGATATCTTTCATCAGTACCAAATAAATATTTTTCTATTCTGTCTGCAGCATTAACTTCTTTTGGAATATCGTCTATACTTTTTATTTGGGAAAAATCAACTTTGTCAGCTGGATTTACCTCTTTTTTTACTTCTTCTGAAATAGATTTCCAATAATTTTGAATGTCTGTTCTGTCATATTTTTTTGAACCAAATGCTTCAGTTATTTTTTCAATAGGAATATCTGCCTGTTGCATTTCCAAAATTTTATTTTCTTTAAATTCGGTTATTTTTTCAAGAGGAACTCCTGCTGAAATCATATCATTAATTTGATCTACAACTAAAGGCATTATTGAGCTTTCTTTTTTATTTCATATTCTTTATATTCTGCAGAGTTTAACCAATCGTCTGCTGTTTTATATTTATCTGGATTCCATGGTGGAGGTAATAATACATCTGTTGTATCAGCTGCTTCTGCAGCTTTTTCAGAAAGAATTTTTGTAATATAATCTTTATCAGGTTGAAATGTTTGCCATTCTTTACCAATAAATTTTTTATTTTTTGCATCTAACATTTCATCTGCATTATAACCTTTTTTAAGTCCTTCTGAAAAATTAAATATCATTGATGATTGAAAGTTATTTAATCTATTATCAAGAGTAGTATCTAAATATTTTAAAGAACTTGGTCCTTCAATAAATGTTTGTAGACCTTCAATTCTACTATATAATTTTTGATGATCTTCTTTAAATGTTTTATTTTCTATATTAGGTAAAAGGTAATTCAAATAAAAACCAAATTCTTGTTTAGAAACTCCATCTCCAACTCTTTGAGTAATACTTTTAGCTTCTGTTTCTCCATCTAAAATAAATGGAGTAACATGATCTGTTACTTGTCCAGACAATATTGCTTTTTGAATATTAAAATTTTTATAATAATTGTTTACATTTGAAAATTCTTTTTCTCCAATTTTTGTAGACAATTCAACTATTTGTGATTTAGCTTTTTGTTCATATAAATTTTTAGGTTCACCAAATACTTTATTAATTTTTAATAAATCTAATGTTTCTAATGCTTTTGAATCATTAAAAAAATCTCTATATTTGTTAATGCTATTGTCTTTTTGTTCATTAAGTATTGCAGTATTTCTATTGCTTATTTCAGAAGTATTTGCTCTTCTTATTTTTTTAGCTTCAGTTATTATAGATGATTTATCAGAAGGTGAAAGTTCTTGCCATCTTTTAATTTTATCTACATCACCATTAAATGTTTGATTTATTATTCCTTCGTATGCTTCTAATACATCTTTAGATGTAGTGTCTTGTGTAAGTTCCATATTAGATGTAAAAAATGTTGTATTTTGACTTAAAATAGTTGCATCTGCGTTTGCTAATAATTTACTTTTTTGGTCAAGAGATAAATTTGTAAATTTATTAATATCTTGTTTTAATTGATAAGGATTTTCTGTTGCTAAAGAATTGCCTAATTGTATTTCTCCAAAAATTAAAGCTGTTTTAAGTTCTTCCTTTAAAACACCTTTTTCTGTAATACTTAATTCTTCATTTAATCTTGCTTCTATTTTGTCTTTATAAGCTGGTAAATATTCCATACCATTTAAAACTAAAGCTAAACTTTCTTTTAAAACAACATCATTAGTTATTTTTTTAGTTTCTAAAATTTGTTCTTCTCTTGATCCTAATAAAGCCTTAGATTTAAATAATCCTGCTGTAGCATAAAATTTTTTTTCTAATGCTTTTTGTGTAAAATTATTAAAATTTTGTAATTTATTTGTTTTGGCATAATTCCAAAGTTTATTAACACCATCATCAAATCCTGCTGCAGCTTCTAATGGTTTACTATTTGTTTTAGTTTCTGCTTGAATACTGTACAAACCTTTTGTTCCATCTTGTTGATTAATAAATAATTCATTTAAAGCTAATGTTGCTTTGTTGTCAGCTTCTAATTTTGCTTCTTTTACATACTCATTTGCCACATAATCAGTTAAAGATTTTGTTGCTGTATAAATATTATCTGATGGATTTATACTAAGATTGCTTTCTACATTAGGAGAAGCAGAAGTCATAGTTGTTTGAGATTTAAATGTAGGTATTTTTGGCATAGTATTAACTGTTCCTTGATCTATTTACAGATTTAGATTGCAATCTTAAATTACTTGTACTGTTGTTTGTAGGGTTTCTATCTTTATGATCTACATCTCTACCCAATATACTAGAGCCATGTTTTGCTTTCATAATTCTTCTTGCTCCATTTCTTCCAGCTCTATTTTTCTTTTGCTCTGGTTTAGAATGATAATTTGCGTATTCTGATTTATAATCTCTTGCCATTAATTATCCTTTCATTGTTAGTAATGTTGAACCTACTGAAGAAACAATTTGTATTTGTTCCATTTTAGCTCTTTGTCTTGCCATCTGTCCTCTAATACGACTAAAGTTAGCTTCTTCTAAATTTCTAGATTTTGCAATTTCATTATTATATTTAGCAATTCCTTTATCAACTTCAGCATTATAAAGAGTTGATAATTTTATTCTTTGAGAAGTACCTTTTCCAATAACTGCACCTGATTTAGCTACATTAACCTGTTGTGAAGCAATTAATTTTTTTAAATCCTCATCAAAACGAGCCAATTCTAAATCAAGTTTACTGTCTAAAATTTCATTATTTTGTTCTTGAACTAAAGCATTTCGATTTTCAACAGATTGATTAAATTTACCTGATGCTCCAGCTTGTTGATAACCTGCAAATGCTGTTGCTCCTACTAATGCTCCTTGCCATCCCATTAGAATATCCTCGCATATCTGTATTGATGTGAACCATCAAAGCCATAGTATTTCATTAAACCCTCATTCTCTAATCCTAACCACTTTGCAAATCTTATTCCTTTATCGAAATCTTTTCGCACCGCAGTTTGAACTCTTTTTATATTATGTTGTTTGGCAACACGAGCAAAATCTTTCTTTATTGCACGAGCCACAGCTAGTGGAGAGTTCCAAACATCTTTAGTTGCAATAACCCAACCTTCTGCAACATTACCCCAAACCATTTTCATACCTGCAGCAAAGATAGGTTTACCATTAACAATACCTGTAAAGGCTAAATCATCTTGTACTAAGTTTGCAGCGTCTCCTTCAAACTTAACATCTTCATCCATAAGTTTATGATTCATTTGACATGATAAAATAAAATTACCATGTTCTGAAGTGTAAGGTACTATATGTAATTTATTATCCATCATTTGTTGCTAACCTTGGGTATAACGATAAAATTGTAAAAGGTAAAGGTTGACTTTGTCTAACATAAATAAAACCATCTGTCTCATAATTTCCTCTAAATTCAACTTCTTTGTCTCCTGTAAAAGGTGGTATTCCTTCATCCATTAAATCAGCAGAACTTCTAAAAGGTATTCTTTCCATATCAGATAAATTAGGTCCTACTTCTACACCAATTGTTTCAAACATTCTTACTGTAATATCATATATTCTTTTAGTTTTGGCTTGTGATGTACCATCTTGTGATCCAGCATCTAATCTCATTGTTTGTAATAATGATATATAATTTAATCCTATTTTAACATTTTTTGCAGAACGATCTAAAGTAATTGAGCCTGAAGTAACAGTTCTATCTGGATGAGTTGCACCATCTGCTAATATAGAAACTACTTGTCCTTCAAGATGTTCTAAATTTGAAAGAGTAGTAACTGCAGAACCACTATAGCTTAATGCACTATCTAAAAAATTAAATGATGTGTTATCTGTTTCATCAAAGTCAAGTTCATTTAAAAACTCAACATATCTTCTTGTAATACCATTAACTGTTCTTTTAACAATAACCCACGTTTGATATTCTTTATCATCAGTTGGAATTACAGCTACACTTTCTATTACTGCTTTACCTTCGCTTGTTGCTGTTAATTTTTCTGAATCAAAACTTTTAATAGTTAAATATCCTGTTGCTTTATGTGCAGTTTCAGTAACAGTTACAACTGCAGAATTTACTGTTGCAGTAAAATTAGTATGAGCATTAATTGCATTTTTTAAATTAGTTGCTGTTGTGTTGTTATTGGTTTCAGTTTTAAATTCGTTTGTTCCAGCAGTACCTGTTGTTGATGTAAAAATAGTAGTTGTACCATCTGATTTTGATAAAATTATTTTACTACCAGTTGTAATGTTTGCATAATCAGAAACTGTAATTGTTGCTATACCAAATCTTCCACCAAAAATATGTCTATGCCAAGCAGTTACTTGTTGTTCTCTTTGATAAGTTAAACCTACCATCTCACCATCTTCTCTAACACAATAAATAATTTGGTTAGGTTCTTGTTGATAAGCAATTTGAGTTAGACCACCTTCAGTAATGTGTTCGGCAAGAATAGTCATATCTGGAGCAACATAACCATCTACGTCAAAGTTATAAGCTAGTTCTCTAATTTTTCTTTTAGCACGTTGTAAAAATAATGTGGCATTACCTACAGCTATAGCATCTAC